CTGCTGAGGAAATGGCTCGCCTGAAAGCGGCAGCCACCGAAATGGGGGCTGCAACAACGTTCAACGCCAGCCAGGCCGCGAACGCCATGGAAACCCTCAGCCGTGCAGGCTTGAACACCGAACAAACTCTGCAGGCCCTGCCGGAAGTCCTCGCACTGGCGCGAGGCAACAGCATCGAGTTGGCGGAAGCGGCAGGCCTGGTCACACAATCTATTCAAGGCATGGGCGCAGAGTTTGACCAATCGGGCCGGTACGCGGACGTACTGACTCGCGCCGCTCAGCGAGCCAACACAAGTGTGGTCGGCTTGGGGCAAGCCCTGAGCTATGCCGCACCGACTGCCCGCGCATTAGGCCTAGACGTTGAACAGACTGCCGCACTTGTCGGCAAACTGGCGGACGCCGGCATCGATGCGAGTCGCGCTGGTACTGCGCTGAACAGTATTTTCAGTCAGTTCCAAAACCCTGCATCGAAGTTTCGCGGCGAACTGGACGCCCTCGGCATCACCACCAACGACTTTGGCGCCGCACTTGAGCAACTGGAGTCCAGCGGCGGCAAAGGCCAGGCCGCGATCAATGCCGTGGGCCAGGAAGCCGGCCCAGCACTGCGCTCGCTGCTGGCACAAGGCACAGACAGCCTGCGCGAACTGGAAGCGGAGCTGCGCAACGCCGGCGGGGCGGCGCAGCAAGCTGCAGACACAATGGACGACACTTTGCCGGGTGCGCTCGAGCGACTAAGCAGCGCATGGCGAACCCTTCAGCGGTCTATAGGCGACAACGTGCTAGGCCCCGCTAAGAAAGCGGTAGACGAACTGGCGGACGGCATCCGGCAATTTGTCGAAGACGGCGGAGCGGAGGAACTGGGCCGGCAATTCGGCGAAGTGTTTACAAAGATTACCGACCAAGCCCGTGAGTTCATGAAGACCTTTGATTTCAAGGGGGCCATGGATAAAGCCGCGAGCGCCCTGGAGACTTTCGGAGAAAAAGCGGAAAACACAGGGCGAGCACTGGAGCTGACCGGCACTGTCATCAGCACCGTCTGGAACGGCGTCGGCTTCCTCGTTGGCGGAGCCATGGCCACGATTGCCAAGGGCCTATCGCTTGTTGGGTTTGGCGCCAGCGGAGCCATCCAGATCCTGAACAAGCTGGGCATTGTATCCGACGACTTCGCCGCCAAAGCGAGCATGCATGCCAACGCACTGAACGCCTCCGCCGACGCCATGATGAATTATTCGGTCGGCGCGCTAACCCAAGTAGGCCAGAACCTTGGCGTGGTTGCGGAAGAAACCGAAAAGGCCACCGTGGCCACCAAGGCCCAAACGAAGGCCGCGCAAGACGCCGCCGTGGCCAACAACTTCTGGGCCTGGGCCGCCAAAAATACGGCCGAAGCCCAGGCCGAAGTCGGCGCCGAAGCTGCAAAAACCGCCAGAGAAACCGAGTCGCAGACCGAAAACGTCCGCAAGCTCAAGGCCCGATACGACGAATTAAAAGCCAGCGGAACGGCATCGGTGCAAGAACTGGGCGCTGCGCTGGTCGCTTTGAACCAGGCACAAGATGCCGCCGTGAAATCGTCCTCCCGCCTGGAAGCAGCCTACCGAACGCTTGGCGTCACCAGCCAGGCAGAGCTGAGGCAGGCAGCCGAAACCGCAAAGACATCGTTTCAGGCCATCCAGGAAAGCGGCACGGCGAGCGCGCTGGACATCGAATCGGCGTTCAAAGCCTACGCAAAGGCCGCGCAGGAGTCCGGCGACGAGGCGATTATAACCACCGCAGCCATGGCCGGGGCAGCAGCCGGCGTGGTCGAGGACATGGGCGCCGCAGCAGATAGCGTGGCGGAAGTCGGCAACCAGGCGGAAGTTGCCGCCGGCAAAGTCGACGGCTTAAAAGGCAGCACCGACGAGGCGGGGGATGCGCTAGAAGATGCAGGCAAGCGCGGCGCCACCATGGGGGACTTCTACGGGGCCGTCATCAGCTCGGCCCGGGTAGCGGTAGCGAAACTGTCAGACGCAGCCAGGGCTCTCTTTAATCAGAAAACGGGCCTTGGCGACATGGCCTTTGAAGCCAAAAGCGCCACCGAGTCTTTAACGGAAGTGAGCGCCGAACTGGCAGAAGTAAACCGCCGCCTACTTTTAACGGGCGCCGGAGACTGGCTGAACCGCTGGGTGCGGGAAGTAAAGGTGGCCAGCCTTGAGACTCAGAAAGCCTTTTTGGTCCAGGCGGCCTCAGTCGAAAATATGCAACGGGCCGTCGAGAGCGGCACCTATTCGATGGCTGAGCTGAACCGCCTAAGCAAGAGCGCCGCCAGTTCGTTCTCGCTGTTAGGCGACCAGCAACTATCCGGATTGAACAGCGCGATCGACTCAGCCCGAAGCAAGATGGACGGCCTGAACAGCAGCGCAGAATCAACCCTGAACTCCCTAAGCCAGCGCCTCGCTGAAATACAAGGCGACACCGAAGAAGCCCAACGGCTGCAGTACGAAGCCGAAAAGAAGCGCCTGGTTCAAATGCAAAGACAGGCTCAGCAGGAAGGTGCCGACAACGCCGCCGCTGACTACGGCAAAGCGCTAGACCAGTTGAAACAAATCAATAGCATCGAACAAAAAAACCGCACTGAGGCTGAAAACGCCCGTGAAAAAGAAGCCGCCGATCGAGCCGCCCAGCAGGCGCAGGCCGAGCGCGAGCGCCAGGCCTCCGAGCGTGAGCGCAACACGGTTACCAAAACCCAGAGCGCCCGCGTTGAGAATGTCAAAACCGTGAACGTCAATCTCGGCGGCCAGTCCTTCCGCGTACTCGCGCAAGATGAACAGAGTTTTATACGCGCTCTCGAAAGCGCCCGGAGAACCTCCCAGTGATCACGCTATCAGACGGCATCACAACCGTAGAGCTGCCATCAGACTTGATCTGGATAGACCGCACCTGGTCTCCCGTTGTGCAGTCATTCACACGTGGCCTGACAGGCAAGCCAATCATTCAAGCGGCAACCGCACAGCACGGCCAGCCCATAACGCTTGAGCCCCCGGCGACAGGTGGCTGGTGGTACAACGCGCCGGCGAAAGAAGACCGGGTACTGCTGTGGCACAACACCGCCGGCCAGGTGCTAACCCTCACTCTGCGCGGCACCGCTTACAGCGTGCGATTCCGGCACAGCGAAGGCCCAGCTTACGACAGCACCCCGTTGCGCTATCAAGCCCAGCCAGGCCCCGACTACATCCTTCTTCCGTCCTTCCGTTTCATCACTGTGGAGCCATAAGCAATGCCCATCCAAGAGCAAAACATTAAATTCCTGAAGTCCCAGGTGATGGACGACGTACCAGAAGGCGGCGGCGCAGCCACCGGCACCGAAATTGAAGACGGCGTAATGAACAACGTCTTCGAAGACATAAGCGACCTCGACCGCGCCATGGGCCGGTTCAACTTGCGCAAGCTGTTCCTGGCCGTGCGCACCCTGAGCACCGACCTGTTCGGCGGCGCCAAAACCGTGGTCACCGCCCTGCCGGAAGACGCGGCCATCGGCTACACCCTGTTTACAACCAATGACCCGTTCGACACGCGAGAGCAAGCCACGAACCGCGTGGAAGCCTATCTGTTCAAAGGCCCGATGTGGCCGGGCGGACTTTACGAAAACCACATAAAAGGCATGCGGCAAATCCGAGTCATTCAGCGCCCGGGCACCGAACTGCCGCCAAAGGGCAAAACCATTTGCCTGGTTCAATATGAAGGGAATCCCGGAGAGAAAGAGCAATACGTCCGCGTCACAGATGCCAGCGCCGAGCTACAAACCTTTACGACTTCAAACGGAAGTGAATTCGAGCGACTCATCGTAAGCCTGGATTTGTCAGACAGCCTACGATTCGATTTTGCCGGACACACACCCAACTCTATGGACGATTATGACTATGACGAAGGCGCGCGACTGCGTGACACAACCGTGGCCGACGCCACCCGCTACTTCGGCGCACAGTACACGGCTGCAGACGCAGGCATTGGCGACAAAGTAGTTCGTGCGCAAAGCATGTTTACCCAGCTTGTGCCGGCGGCGCAAAATGAAAACCCGATCGTAAACCAGTCGCTACACCCAGAGCTGGTGCAAACCATCAGCGCTGGCACCCGGTCAGTGGATGTAAACCAGCAGGCGCACAGTTGGGCGCGGGAGGTCACGGTTGAAAACCGCTCACAAAACATCATCCAAACCCTGCAGCCCATCCCCGCCCCGGGCACGCTGAACCTTTCTTACATGGCCCAGGGCAACTGGTACGCCCTGACCGACAATGGCGCCGGCACAGTCAGCGGATCAGACCCCGGCTTCGGCAGCGGAACCATAAACTATGAAACCGGCGTTGTCAGCGTGACCCTCGGCGCTTTGCCAGACGCGGGCAGTAGCATCATTATGATTTTTGCCAGCCCGGTCCATTACAAGAAGCTGGCGGGCGATCCGGGCATCGACACCACCATCGCCATAGAGCACAGCGTGGGCGAAGCAATGAAACCCGGCACCCTGGCGCTTACCTGGCTGGCTGGCGGCGCAACAAAGACGGCCACCGCAGCATTGGGCGGCGCAATCACAGGTGACGCAACGGGCTACGCAAGCTCTGTGGCCGGCGAGTTTTACCTAGAAATGACCACCCCGCCCGATCCGCAAACGAAGATAGGCATCGACTACCAGCGCCAAACTTCCGCGACTGTGATTTTTACCGGCGTAGCGGAAACGGACGGGATGGTTTCACTGAACATCGCCGAAGCCGTGGAGCCTGGCACCATATCAGCAGAATGGTTTGCGGAGTCCAAAACCAAAAGCGACTACCTATACATAAGAGAGGCACACTTCGGCCGATCCGGCCGGGAAGTTTCAAAAAGTTCAGAAAGCACCCGCCGTTATCAGTACACCCGCGGCGACGACGGCGCAGGCGGCTGGCCAGAGCTGGCCGGCGTGATTGATTACGCCACTGGCGAAATGACCCTGGCAGTGCTGCCGCCGGAATCCGAAACCTATTGGGATTCCGCTGTGAGCAGCGGGGAAGAATGGTACGACACTGGTGAGTCCACCGACCAATCCGGTAGCACCCTCACCGAGTTTGCCACCGGCACCGTCACCGTGCGCTACACCGTAGCAGGCGCACCCGCTGAATCCGTATCAATCGAAATTGACGCGCCGGCCCTGCAAATCCGAGTGCTGCCGCGCCTGCTTGATATCCTCACCGTGCAGGGCTCCCTGGAGTTTACCTGGAACGGCAAAACCTACCTGGATCGACAGGGCATCATATACACCGACATCCAGACCAACGGCAGCGGCACACCCGTCGGCGCGATCGATTACCTGTCCGGACTGGTCACCCTCGACTACTACACAACAGGAAGCGGAACCGTTAGCGTTACCAGCCTGCTGGGCGTTTATGGGAGCTGGTTTTCAGCAGAAACCTACTTCCGGGCAACAGCGGCCCCAATAGTGCCCCAAAGCCTGCAGATACTGGCAACAACGGTAAAAGGCGAGCAGATAAACGCCAGTGCAGACGCCGGTGGCGCCATCACCGGCAGCAAAGCAAGAGGCTCCATCAACTACCAGGTGGGCACCGCAAATATTGAATTCGGCGCCGAGGTGGCCGACACCAGCCTGACGCCCGAAGAAAAAGCTATGCCCTGGTACGATGCAGCCGATGTGGACGCGAGTGGCAACATCTGGAAACCGGAACCGGTGCAGCCAGCCACCATCCGCTACAACGCCGTATCCATAAGCTACATCCCCCTTAACGCCGACATCGTCGGCATCGACGCCGTGCGCCTGCCCGCAGACGGCCGCGTACCCATCTACCGGCCAGGCGACGTGGTAATGGTTATGCACCCGCAAGACACCACCCCGGAAACCGTGGCCGCCGGCGGCACCATCGCCACCCGCCCCCGCGTGGGTTGGGTGCGCGTGATAGATGCGGCCGGTGAAAACGTCACAGAAGGCTACGCCCTGGACCGGGCCACCGGCACCGTGACCTTTGACACCGTTGCCGGCATTACCATGCCCGTCACCGTGCGCCACACAGTCGGCGACTTGCGCCTGGTGACAGACGCACAAATCAACGGCGAGCTGCAGCTATCCCGCGAACTCACCCACAACTACCCGGCTGGCGAAACCATCGTCGCCAGCTGCCTGATACACGGCGACCGCCGCGCCCGCGTGTCGGGAACCTGGGACCAAAAGAATTGGGACGGAACCTGGAAGGACTCC